CCTTAGTAAAAAACAATTTTCAGTCAGCGTACGAACATACGCTAAATGCTCAGACCGAATTGCGTTTAATGCGTGGCGCAGTTAAAAGCTGGATTCCTGCGGAGGACAAATGAGAGAAGGCGGAAAAGGCGATACACCACGCCCACTAGGTGTACCTATGGAAAAGTTTGATGCTCAATGGGAACAAATCTTTGGTAAAAAAGAAAAGCCCGAAGAGCCAAAAGAAAAAGAATCTGAATGAGCTTTACTTGGTCATACTCGTCGCTTGGATTATTCCAGCAGTGTCCTCGCAAATACTATCGCTTGCGTGTAGCAAAGGATATTGTTGAGCCCGAAGCCGAGCATCTTACTTACGGGAAGCTGGTGCATGAAGCTGCCGAGCTGCACATCAGAGATGGTGTGCCTATCCCTGAGAAGTATTCATTCCTTACTCCAGTATTAGATGTTCTAAAAGCAATACCAGGTGAGAAGCATTGTGAATACAAGATGGGTTTGACCGCTGATTTAGAGCCATGTGACTTCTTTGATAAAGCCAATGTGTGGTATCGAGGTATTGCCGATCTGATTATCATAGACGACGGCTTAGCCCACATCATTGACTATAAGACAGGCAAGTCTGCACAGTATGCCGACACTAAACAGTTAGAACTTATGGCGCTGTGTGTATTCAAGCACTTCCCACAAGTCGAGAGAGTTAAGGCTGGTTTGGCTTTTGTGGTGTGCGAAGAGTTTGTTAAGGCTAAATATGCAAAAGACGAAGCGCCACAGAAGTGGATTACTTGGTTGCAAGAAACAAATAAATTAGAAGCAGCCCATACCAATGATGTGTGGAACGCAAAACCTAACTTTACTTGCAGGAAGTTCTGCCCAGTAAAAGACTGCGAACATAATGGAAAAGGACATTGGAAATGAACGAGAATGATTTTAGAGATGTAGCAGCAATGTTTGCTATGAACGCTATGATGACTGCTGGATATTGGAATTGGAAAGAACCCGAAGAAGATGCTCGCAGATGTTACGCACAAGCAGATGTTTTATGGGAAGCACGTAAGGTTGAAGCTGAAGTCGGTATTGTTGCAGTTAAACGGAGAAAGAAACGTGAAGAAAGGGATGCGTAAGGTTTTAGAAGAGGTCATTGATGATGTCTTACGCCGACTACCAAACAAAAAAGAAGGGCTAAAGCCTTATGAATTGTGGAACGCTGTACCAACTTTTCGACGAGCAAAACGAGTTGATGCGTATTGTTTCGAGGAAAGAAGAAGCGCTCGCAGTAGTCGCTCTGCGGAGTGGTTGGACTTACAAAAGAGTAGTAGCAGTAAAACCAAAGTTTGAGTTTGAGGATGCACCATTTTGAGCACCATAGACCAAACAGAAGCATCACCTAGGAACTTGATTAGTCTCAAGGATTACGAGGCGAAAAAGTATTTATTACAAATTGAACTATTGAAATGGCAAAATTATGTTAAAGAAACTAATACACAACATATCATCGTTTTTGAAGGGCGTGATGCAGCGGGAAAAGGAGGTTCTATTAAACGGTTTATGGAACACCTCAACCCAAGAACAGCAAGAGTCGTGGCCCTTTCCAAGCCAACCGAGCAAGAAGCCAAAGAGTGGTACTGGCAAAGACACATCAAAGAGTTCCCCAAAGCAGGCGAAATCACGTTCTGGGACAGGTCGTGGTACAACCGAGCAGGGGTCGAATGCGTTCTTGGTTTTTGTACCAGAGAGCAAACCGAACAATTCTACAAAGAAGCGCCCATCCTTGAAAAAGTCTGGGTCGAAGGAGGAATTAAAATTATCAAGTTCTGGTACTCGGTCAGCAAAAAAGAGCAAGCCCGTCGCTTCAAAGAAAGGGAAACCCACCCGCTCAAGCAAGGCAAACTCAGCGAAGTAGACATGATTAGTCAGGATTTGTGGGATGAATACACTAGAGCCAAGAATGAGATGTTTGCGAGAACTAACATTCCCGAATGTCCTTGGATACAAGTGCGCTCAAACTGCAAAAGATCTGCGAGAATAGCGAGTATGCAGTACGTCCTGCTGAAGAATGACTACCCTGATCGGAGCCTAGAAAACATCGGGGTAATCGACTCGTCTATATTAAAAGGAGTTTGACATGGCAAACAAGAAGAAGATTGTAGCACCTGCAATTCGTGAAAAGAAAACAGGGGTAGTTATTGAAGCTCCCTCTAAAGCATGGGCGCATGACCAGATAGAAGCAAAAGAGCATATACCTGATAAGAAGGTTAAGCGGGGGTTTGTAACTAGCGAAGATAAATTTGTAGGTAGGAAAAAAGCCGCCAAGATTGCTAAGAAAGCTGGGCAAATTAAAGGCGAACACGTTAAAAAATTACATTCAAGCGACCTTCGCTTGGCTAATGGGATACCCAAAAAGAAATTTAAATGAACTTTACAGAAGATTGGTTTAGCCACAATATACCTAACTTTGAACTATGCATGAACAAGTTAGCCGAGAAGAAGTTATTTCTTGAAATTGGTAGTTACGAAGGGCGCTCAACTTGTTGGTTGCTTGAGAATGGCTTGGCAGACAAAGGTAGTATCGTGTCTATTGACCCATACCCAAACCTTACCGAAGTTGAAACTAGGTTTTGGACTAATATTGCACAAGCTAAGAAAGATACTCAAGTGGTATCTGCCTTTAAAGATACTTCATATAAAGCATTAGCTGAAATGATTGGGTTTAAATATGCGTTTGACTTTATTTATGTGGATGGTAGCCACGCTCCTGATGTTGCTCTTACTGATGCTTGTATGGCGTGGGGGTTATTAAAACAAGGCGGTGTCATGTTGTTTGATGACTACCAGTATCCACACGAAGCTACTGGCAAAGGTATTGATGCTTTTTTATCCGCTTTTGAAGGTCAATATGATTTAGTGCTTTCCAACTATCAACTGGCGGTGCAAAAGAAATGACACGTATAGCAGTAATAACCCCAACAATCGGAACTGATTGGTTGCCACAAGCTATGCACAGTGTTGGTATGGATGCCGAGCATTGGATTGTAGTAGATGGTATTGCCTATGCCCAGCGTGTAGCTAGCATGATTCAAGCACACCCATATAGACAAAAGCTAATCGTGCTTCCTGAGAATACTGGCACGCCGATAGTAGGCTTTAATGGTTTACCCTATACAGGGTTCTTTAATGGCTATCGAATAAATGCTGCTATTCCTTTGCTAACTAATGCCGACTACGTTATGTTCCTTGATGAAGATAACTGGTTTGAACCAAACCACATCACTAGCATGGTTGAGGCGCTAGAGAAAAACAACTGGGATTGGTGCTATTCATTAAGAAACATCGTAGCAAAAGATGGTTCATTTATTTGCAAAGATGAGTGCGACAGTCTAGGGATAATCCCTAGTTATCACGAGACAAGCGGAAGTTTTGTGGATATGAATTGTTACTTATTTAAGAACTGTGTGATTAGTCAGATAGCTCATAAGATGTTTGATTTAGTTAAGACCTACGACGGCGATAAGAATTTATATAAAGAAGCTAGTAGTAGATACCCTAACTTTGGTTGCACAGGTTTGTTTACAGTAAATTATAGAATGACAAGACCGAATCAAGAAGATTTTTACTTAAAAGGAAACGAAGTATATGGAAAATAATAAGTCACTATTTATTGCCACCCCTATGTATGGTGGCTTATGCAACGGTTCTTATACATTAGGCATGTTACTCATGCCTGGTGTGTTTGGTAAAGCAGGTATTGGTATGCAGTATGCCCACATGATGAATGAGTCTTTGATTACCCGTGCTCGTAATAGTTTGGCGCATGACTTTTTAGAAAGCAACTGCACGCATCTTATGTTTATCGATGCCGATATTGGGTTTAACCCCAATGATATTATTCCTATGGTTGCTGCAGATAAAGATATTATTTGTGGTTTGTACCCCAAGAAAGAAATTAACTGGGTGCAAGTAGAAGCGGCAGTTAAAGCTGGCGTTCCTACCGAAAAGCTCAAAGATCATACAGGCATTTTTGTAGTTAATGCGGTTAATTATGAGACAGAGATTGCCGCAAACATTTCTGACGTAGTTGAGATTGCTAATGGAGGTACAGGCTTTATGTTGATTAAGCGTGAAGTATTTGCTGGCTTAGCTGACAAAGTACCTGAGTATATTAACGACATGTTTGCAGTTACTGACGACCACAATCAGAAAAAAGTAATCAAAGAATACTTTGCTACTAGTATTGATTCCACATCGGGTAATCGCTTATTGTCGGAAGACTATCATTTCTGCAAAATTGCAAGAGAAGCTGGCTTTAAAATTTGGGCAGCACCTTGGGCACAGTTATCTCACACAGGTTCTTATGTGTTTAGCGGTTATTTACCAAGGGTTTAATCATGGCTACTAATGAATTAGAAATTTGCACAATCCACAGCTATGCATTTCCAAAAGGCTCTAATTGCAGGGACTGCATTGCTGAGAAAAAGGCCAAGCCACATGATATGGTTAATCACCCTAAGCATTACACTAGCCACCCAAGTGGGGTTGAGTGCATTCAAATTACTGAGCATATGGGGTTTAACTTGGGTAATGCTATGAAGTATGTATGGCGTGCCGATGAAAAAGGTAATGATGTTGAGGATCTACGTAAGGCAGTTTGGTACATTAACCGTGAAATAGCTAAGAGGATCAAATAATGGAACCTATTCCATTTGCTGGCTGGGTTGATTTTGACCCCCCTAATAAGACAGAAATCGAGGGTATTTTAAAGGATATGCTTGGTGATGACCCTCAAAGTGGAATAAAATATATAGTATTGGCCGATGGTTCGGTCTACTATTTCCGCAAAGAAGGAGACCGATATGCCCTATGTGAACAAGCCAAGACC